AGGAGCATAAATCATGGCTATTTCACGCGCACAACTACTTAAAGAACTGCTCCCCGGCCTGAACGCTTTGTTTGGTCTGGAGTACAAAAAGTACGGCGAAGAACACAAAGAGATTTTCGAGACCGAAACCTCTGAGCGTTCTTTTGAAGAAGAAACCAAGTTGTCTGGCTTTAGTGCCGCTCCAGTGAAGAACGAAGGTTCCGCACTGGCGTACGACAACGCCCAAGAAGCATGGACTGCACGTTACGTGCACGAAACCGTTGCGATGGGTTTCTCGCTGACTGAAGAAGCTATCGAAGACAACTTGTACGACTCGTTGTCCGCTCGATACACCAAAGCTCTGGCCCGCGCCATGGCTTATACCAAGCAGGTTAAAGCTGCCTCGATCCTGAACAACGCCTTTACTGGTGGCCCCACCTACGGTGACGGCGTAGTTCTGTGTTCGACGGCTCACCCGCTGGTGTCTGGTGGAACCAACAGTAACCGCCCCACTGTCGCTGCTGATCTGAACGAGACTTCTCTGGAAGCCGCCGTTATTCAGATCGCTGCTTGGACGGATGAGCGTGGACTGCTGATTGCTTCTCAGCCTACGAAATTGGTTGTGCCTCCAAGCCTGCAATTCGTTGCAACCCGCTTGTTGGAAACCGAACTCCGTGTCGGCACGGCTGATAACGATATCAACGCGCTTAAGAACAACAGTTCTATCCGCGAAGGCTATTGTGTTAACCACTACTTGACGGACAGCAACGCGTGGTTCTTGATGACTGACGTGCCAAACGGTTTGAAGCACTTCGTCCGTAGCCCGTTGCAAAACGGCATGGATGCAGACTTTGATACCGGTAACAGCCGTTACAAGGCCCGCGAGCGTTACAGCTTCGGCGTCAGCGACCCTCTGGGTATTTTTGGTTCACCCGGCGCTTAAACGGCGATAAGAAAAGCTCTTTCGGGGGCTTTTCTTTTTTGGGATTTGGTGTATATTTAAACCACACCGGGAATTTCGGTGCATCAAACTGTCCCGGCAGACGACATACCGATTGATGCATTTTACTTGTATGTAAGGAAATTATCATGGCACGTACTACGTTTCAAGGCCCGCTTCGTTCATTGGGCGGCATTTATCAACAAGGCCCAGCCGCTGTCGTTGAAATCACAGCTTCAACCACGTTGACCCCCGAAGCTCACGGCGGTCGCATCATTACTGTTGGTGGCTCTTTGGCTTCCGCAGTGACGCTGACTTTGGCGACTATTAGCGCCGCAACAAACCCCGTTACGTCCGGCCCCGGCCAAGACCCCAACACGCTGAACAACGAAGGCGTTGTGTACACAATTTGGATTCCCACTACCATTTCTACCAGTTCGTTGAAGATTGGTACAGACGGTACTGACAGATTTATTGGCTCGGTAATTTCCGTAGACACCGACACTTCTGGCGCAGTGGTAGGTTTTACCGCTGGTGCAAACGATGACTTTATCAACTTTAACGGCACCACTACTGGTGGCGTAGCAGGCACATGGGTTCAGATTGTTGCTGTTGCTGCGCTGAAATACATGGTCGCCGGAAATGTGTTGGGCACAGGCACTGTCGCCACACCGTTCGCCACTTCCTAATCAACCTCGGGGCTTCGGCCCCTGTTCTAAAGGAGATTGATTATGGCTATGCAAACCGATGTTAGATCAGCGCACACATCTGGCGCACAAACTAATCTAGAACTAGTAGCGGGTCGAGTACGTTTAAAATCTGTCATTATTACGGGCGGGGCAACTGCTGGTATGGCACAATTTTTAGACGCGGCTAGTGGCAATATTTTGCTTGAGCTTGATACAGGCGCAAACTCCAATATGACCAACGTGATATTGCCCGGTGAGGGTATTTTGTTTCCCGCTGGAATTTTTTATACATCCGTTGCCACCACACCTCTTGGCATTACGGTGTGTTATGGCTAAGTCTCCAGCATGGACACGCAAAGAAGGCAAGAACCCAAAGGGCGGCTTGAACGCGAAGGGCCGTGCGTCTTACAACAAAGCCAATCCGGGCAAACCCGGATTGAAGGCCCCTCAACCGGAAGGCGGCAGCAGGCGCGACTCTTTCTGCGCCCGGATGGAGGGCATGAAAAAGAAACTAACGAGCCCCAAAACGGCCAAAGACCCGGATAGCCGGATCAATAAGTCTCTAAAAGCATGGAAGTGCTAAAGGAAAAATTATGACCCCAAATCCCAAATTGTCGAGAGATGAAGCGGAAATAGCCAAAGAGACAGCAATAAAAGAAAAAGCAGCCGCGCCCAATAGCCCGGGCGCGCAAACACCTGCCACAGCAAAACGCAACGCTGTCATGGCGGATTTAGCAGCGAGGCACAACGCAACGATAGGCGCAGCCAACGCAGAAGAAAAAAGAAAAAAAGCAATTCCTGTAAGACGAAATGACAGCCAACCGCCACGGCCACCGCCACAGTCACAGACACCACCACCACCGCCACGGCCACACGCAACTGGTGAACCGGGCCCGTATATGCCGATTGGAGACCCGTCGCAACCATACCCTGTGGCGAAGGGTGATCTTATGTCAAAACTTTCTGGCATGGGCGCTAGTATGGGTGGTGACCCTGCCGCCTTCAATGCAAAGGCTGCAGAGGTTCGAAATATGGTGGGTGGTAGTCCTCCCGGCATGAAACGCGGCGGTGCGGTACGTAACAAACCACAAACCAAGTTTTCTTCCGGTGGTTCTGTAGGCAGCACTTCACGGCGTGGCGATGGTATTGCCCAGCGCGGTAAGACCAGAGGCACGATGCGCTGATATGAGTACGCCGGAGATTCTTACCGCCCGTGAACTTGCGACCCATGCTGCTGACATTAAGCACATGCAAGAAGACATGGATAAGATGTTGGAGCAAATGAGGGACATGCAGGTTACGCTGACATCCATAAACTCCACACTATCTGAGGCTAGGGGTGGCTGGAGGGTTCTGATGCTGGTTGGTGGCGCTGCGGGTACTGTAGGTGCAGGGATCGTTCAGCTTGTTCATTGGTGGAGTAAGTAATGCCAAGCGCAAGCAAGAAACAACATAATTTTTTTGCTGCGATTGCCCACTCGCCATCGTTTGCGAAGAAAGTAGGAGTCCCACAGTCCGTGGGAAAAGACTTTAACGAGGCCGATAAAGGCCGCAAATTTTCAAAAGGTGGTGATATGGCTTCCAAAATGAACCCCGGCTTCATGGCTATGATGGCTAAGAAAAAAAGCGACGGCAAAAAAACGGAACCCCCCATGAAGATGGCTAAAGGTGGTGGCGTTGAGTCCAAGGGTAAAACCAAGGGCACAATGATTAAGATGGCACGCGGCGGCAAAGCCTGCTAAGGAGTAAATCATGGCAACCCCAATTGAAGAAGATGAGTTTACTGCAAACGCTACGGACGATCCAATTCGCACAATGAACAAATTGCGCAAGTGGACGGATACTGGCGAGGACGATAACAGTAATGTCAAACCAGTAGCTGCGCCTACCCCCAAAGCTAAACCGCGTATTGTAGGCAAGAAAGAGTTGGAAGACTTTAGAAGCAAGTTTGGTCAAAACATGGAGTTGCGCGATCTTTTAAACAAAGAACGCGGCCTTACACGCCGTGCAGAGCCAGCAGCTAAATCCGCCCCGGAGCCAGCAGCTAAACCTCGCACCAAGGGCGCATTAGAGTTTGGGCCAGAAATTACATATCCACGCCAAGTTAAAAGCCCTTATAGTTACGCTAAAGGCGGTTCCGTTGGCTCCGCTTCCAAACGCGCCGATGGTATCGCCCAACGCGGTAAAACGAGGGCTTAATTATGCGTGCAAGTCGCGGTATGGGTATTATCAACCCAGACAAAATGCCCAAAGCTAAAATGAAGAAACGCCGTGACAACACGGACTTCATGCAGGGAGGGCGTATGCACGAACGCCGCGACGATACGGATTTTACCGAGTACGCCGAGGGCGGCAAAGTCAATGCTGCGGGTAACTACACCAAGCCCAGTTTGCGTAAACGCATCTTGGCCCAAGTAAAATCCGCTGCAACGCAGGGCACCGGGGCAGGCCAGTGGTCAGCCCGCAAAGCGCAGCTTGTTGCTAAGAAGTACAAGGCTGCGGGTGGGGGGTACAGAGATTGAAAGCTCCGCAGCAATCCCTCAAAGACTGGGGCGACCAGAAGTGGCGCACCAAGAGTGGCAAGCCGTCTTCAAAAACGGGTGAGCGATACCTCCCAGAAGCGGCAATCAAGTCTCTGTCCCCCGCCGAGTACGCAGCAACGACCAGAGCGAAACGCGCAGGTAAAGCAGCGGGCAAACAGTTTGTAGCTCAGCCCAAAAGTATAGCAAAGAAAACAGCGGGGTATCGGTAAATGAGTACTTCAGGCACCTCCATATTTAACCTCGAATTTACCGAGATTGCTGAGGAATCGTGGGAACGTGCTGGCCGCGAAATGCGTACGGGCTATGATCTGCGCACCGCCCGCCGTTCAATGAATTTGATGACCATCGAGTGGCAAAATCGCGGCATCAACATGTGGACGATTGATCAGGGGATTATCAACCTTGTGCAAGGCGTCAACACTTACGCGCTGCCAAACGACACCATTGATCTGTTGGAACATGTCATCCGCACGGGCGCGGGCAATGTGTCTACGCAAGCTGATCTTTCTATTACGCGAATCAGTGTTTCCACGTACGCCACAATCCCGAATAAGTTACAACAGGCACGACCAATCCAACTTTTGATTCAACGCATGTCGGGCCAAGAAAACCTGACTGATGGCTTGCTATCCTCCACCATTACCTCAACGGCCACCACCATTGTCTTGAGTGATGTGACTGCCTTGCCAGCGGCGGGTTTTATTCGCTTGGACAACGAGGTCATCAGCTACGGCTACATCACGACTGTTGTGAGTAGTACGCAAGGAACACTCTCCGATTGTGGCCGTGGCCAACAAGACACATTCCCCGCCGCGCACACCGCTGGAGCCCCGGTTTACTGGGCGCAAGTTCCCGCTATAACCGTCTGGCCAACCCCAGACCAAGGCACCGCAGCCGCACCCTATTACCAGTTTGCCTACTGGCGTATGCGCCGCATTCAAGACGCCGGGGCGGGTGTTGAGACCGCAGACATGAATTTTCGTTTCTTGCCCTGCGTAGTGGCTGGTCTGGCCTATCATATTGCCATGAAGGTGCCTGAGTTGGTAAACCGCATTCCGATGCTGAAAACTGCGTACGACGAGCAGTTTGACTTGGCGGCGGGGGAAGATAGAGAAAAGGCTGCGATTCGGTTTGTGCCGCGCCGTTCCTACATTGGGGGTGGTTGATGGGCAACCGCTATGCCTCCGGCAAGATTGCGATTGCAATTTGCGACCGGTGTGGGTTCCAATTCCGCTTGCGCGAACTGCGTACGCTGATTATCAAGACAAAACAAGTCAACATTTTGGTTTGTAGTTCTTGTTGGGAACCTGACCAGCCGCAATTACAGTTGGGTATGTACCCTGTGGATGACCCGCAAGCGCTGCGGAACCCACGCAAAGATGATACGTACTACCAATCGGGTACAACCGCAACTGGGTCGATTGGTGAGGGAAGTAGGAACATTCAGTGGGGTTGGAACCCTGTAGGGATGTCCCAAGGTTTTGATTCTGAACTTACACCAAATAACTTGGTGGGGGTCGGACAAGTTGGTGCAGTAACGGTGGTGATTACATAAGGAGTTGACATGGACACGAAACAAGCACTGAAGGCGCACATGGTAAAAGGCGCTAACGCCCATCCCGACAGCAACGTTAAAAAGTTTGCTAAAGGTGGCAAGACCAATTTGCAGATGAAACAGCTTGGTCGCGGTTTGGCTAAAGTTGCCAACCAAAAAGTTTCGTCCTCCAAGTACAAGAAGGGGGCTTAACATGGCCAAATTTAGCCACAAATTAATGGGTAAAGAAGTTGGCGCTGCCAGCGTTTACGCCAAACCACACACTATGTCGGGCAAGGCGGTCAAAATGTCAAGCAACCCCGGCGTAGAACCAAACGGCAGCAACGCTGATACCGTAAATATGTCTGCCGGAACCATTTACAAACGTGACGATGCTGGCCCAAAAACCAGTGGCATTCTTGTGCGTGGTGGCAAAGCCCAAACCAAAGGTAAAATGGCCCGTGGCCCCATGGCCTAAAGGTAGATTATGAATTACGCCGATTTGTGTACCAACATCCAAGACATCTGCGAGAACGAGTTTTCTGCGCAGGCGTTAGCTATGTTCACCGAACAGGCGGAGCAGAAGATTTACAACACAGTGCAAATCCCTGCGATTCGTAAAAACGTGACGGGGGCATTGACAACCGGCAATAAATATCTCCAAGTTCCGTCTGATTTTCTTTACGTATACTCGTTGGCCGTGATCGAATCTAGTGGTGAATATTACTACTTGGTTGATAAAGACGTAAACTTTATACGCGAAGCTTACCCACGGGATGTAACCGCAACACGTGCGTTGCCTAAGTATTACGCCATTTTTGACGCTTCGGCATTTATTGTTGGCCCCACACCCGACCAAGCGTATAGCGCAGAACTGCACTACGGCTACTACCCCGAGTCTATTGTCACAGCAAGCACTACGTGGTTGGGCACTGAGTTTGATTCAGCGCTACTGAACGGCGCACTGATTGAAGCTATCCGCTTCATGAAGGGTGAGCAAGACTTGGTAACGCAGTATCAACAACTGTATGTTCAAGCAATCGGCCTTCTAAAGAATTTGGGCGATGGGAAGTTACGCACAGACACGTACCGTACTGTTCAAGTCCGCAATCCGGTAAGTTAGGGAGTAATACATGGCGATCACACAAGCAATGTGCACCTCGTTTAAAGTCAGCATCCTCGGCGCTGATTTTAATTTTGACACGGGCACAACCCAAGTTTTTAAAATTGCGTTGTACACGTCAACCGCTACGCTAAGTGCAACTACGACTGCGTACAGTGCGTCAAACGAGGTTGTTGGTACTGGGTACACCGCTGGTGGGGAGGTATTGACGATTAGCCAAGTTCCTACATCGTCAGGCACTACCGCGTTTATTGATTTTGCCGACGAGACATGGAGTACGGCTACAATTACTGCACGTGGCGCACTAATTTATTTGGCTGACGGCGTGACCAACCCTGCGATTGCAGTGTTGGATTTTGGTGGCGATAAAACTTCGACTGCTGGCAACTTTACCATCCAGTTCCCTACCGCAGACGCGACCAACGCGATCTTGCGCATCGCATAACGGTGAGCAAGTGGCCGATGCAATAGTAGCTTTCCAAGGCTGGGGCGCTTCCGGCGTTGCTTGGGGCTCCCAAGGATGGGGTATTGGCCACACAGACGTAACCGCCGCTGGCGAGGTAGGCAATGTAACAGTCGCCGCAGGCACAACTGTTTCCCCCACAGGGGTGTCTGCTACGGGCGCGGTAGGTACTGTAGTAGTTGTTGCGGGGGCCACAGTTGTAGTTACTGGGGTTCAAGCCTCTGGTGTACTCGGGCAAGTCAACGTCTGGGGGCAGATAGATGACAATCAAAACGCTAACTGGGGCACAATAAACAACGGTCAAACTGCTGGTTGGGCGCAAATAAATAACACGCAATCACCAAATTGGCAAAATGTTAACAATACTCAGACACCTGCATGGGGTGCCGTGAGTGCTACGCAAAACGCGGGATGGCAAGAAGTTGTCAATTAAAAGGGTAACCAGATGACTACAACATACACGGCAGTACTAAAGTTGGCGCTCCCCGTCACCGGAGAGCTTTCCGGCACGTGGGGTGATACGGTAAACGATAACATTACCTCGATGATTGAGGAGGCTATTGCTGGCCTCTCGACAATCAACACTTGGACTACCAACTCCCACACGCTAACTTCAGCCAACGGCACAACCTCTGAGTCCCGCTGCGCCATGCTTGTTGCAGCTACCGGTGGTGGAGCGCCTACTGCTGCCGCTACAATTATTTGTCCATCTGCGGCTAAGCTTTACGTATTGCAAAATAATACTTCTTTTGCTGTTACTCTAAAAACCTCCGCAGGTACTGGTATCGCTGTCGCTGTTGGCGACACTGCGTATTTATTCTGTGACGGCACCAACGTCAACTCTTGTGTAACAACCGTCACGACCAATGCCAACCTGACTGGCGCGGTTACTTCGGTAGGAAACGCCACCTCACTAGGTTCGTTTACCTCGGCCCAATTATTGGCAGCGCTGACCGATGAAACGGGTACGGGCGCAAACGTATTTGCCACTAGCCCTACGCTAGTCACTCCAGCGCTCGGTACGCCGTCTGCCCTAGTGGGGACAAACATCACGGGTACTGCAACAGCGTTTACGGCTTCTAACGTTACGACCAATGCCAACTTAACGGGTGATATTACATCTGTTGGCAACGCTACTACGTTGACCAATGCACCCGTCATCGCTAAGGTTTTGACTGGATATGTCTCCGGTGCTGGCACAGTTGCCGCTACAGATTCAATCCTGCAAGCCATCCAAAAGCTAAACGGCAACACTGCGGCTGGTGTTAACTTAACCGGCGCGGTTACGTCAGTTGGCACCGCAACTTCGCTTGGCTCGTTTACCTCGGCCCAATTATTGGCAGCGTTGACTGATGAAACGGGTACGGGCGCAAACGTATTTGCCACTAGCCCTACCTTGGTTACTCCAGCCCTTGGCACCCCAAGCGCATTGGTTGGAACAAACATTACTGGTACCGCAACAGCGTTTACGGCTTCCAACGTCACAACCAACGCTAACCTGACCGGTGACGTTACTTCAGTCGGCAACGCTACTACGCTGACCAACGCACCTGTCATCGCCAAAGTATTGACCGGGTATGTTTCTGGCGCGGGGACGGTCGCAGCCACTGATTCAATTCTGCAAGCAATCCAAAAACTAAACGGCAATGACGCAACCAATGCAAACTTAACGGGCGCAGTTACCTCAGTAGGAAACGCTACATCCCTAGGTTCGTTTAGCTCAACAGACCTTAGAACAGCCTTGACCGATGAGACTGGAACTGGATCAGCGGTTTTTGCTACTAGTCCGACATTGGTAACACCCGCACTTGGTACGCCATCAGCCGCCGTCTTAACTAACGCAACAGGCTTGGTGCTGACCACAGGCGTGACTGGCATACTACCAAGTGCTAACGGAGGCACTAATCAAGCAACCGCCATTTTTGCTGGTGGTCTAATCCAAGTTGCAAAGGTCGCAGCGCTTCCCGGTTCACCTGACGCTAACACTCTTTATATTGTCACACCATGAAAATTGACTTTGAATTCACCACTGCCCACGGTCTGTTCCGCGATGCTCTGCACTTGCCGGATGACCACGCATTTACCGATGACCAAATCCAAGCCATGAAGCAGCAGCGCGTGGACAACTGGATTGCTGTAGTAACTGCGCCGCCCGTAGAAGAAGTGACTCCGACTGATGAGGTGTAAGCATGGCCGACAGATATTGGGTTGCCGGGTCTGGTAGCTGGAACTCCACAACTAAATGGAGTACCTCATCAGGCGGTGCGTCTGGCGCTTCCGTGCCGACCTCTGCCGACAATGCAATTTTTAACGCAAGCTCAGGCAGTGGCGCTGTCCACTATACGGTTACTGTCACGGATAGCTCTACCTGCGCCAACCTGACATTCACGCCGGTTGCTGCTGACGGGGTTACTGAGTTTTCCCTCGGCACAGGTTTTGTCATTGCTGGGACATTCTCGACCAGCGGAACCTCCGGCAACCGTCGCGCATGGTTTCGCTCTTCTACATACGGGTTACTGCGGGATATGCAGATTGCCACTATTGGCACTGTGACCGACGTAGACTTCCGTGATGTCCGGGTTACCGGCGCTGGTGGAACGCTTTCAGGGACGCGCATTGGAGACTTGCGGGGCAATCTCAATATTACGGCTAGTACAACCAAGATTGTGTACTGGAACCTTGCAGGGGCGCAGAACTGGTCAGCAAACGCTTGGGCGACCACATCCGCAGGGACGCCCTCAACAGACAACTTTCCGTTAGCGCAAGACACCGCAACATTTACTAATGCGGGTAGTGTTACTGGAAACATTACATTTAACTCTGCCATCCCTTATACGGGGACGGTAGATATGTCAAGCAGAACGTCGGCGATGACGTTAAACATTGGTTTTTCCGGTCAAATTATTTACGGAAACTGGGCTAATGGTTCTGGTACTACGCTTTCTGGCGCTAACTCCCTTACCTTTTCTGGTCGCAACACTCAAACAATTACTAGCGCGACCAAAACTTTTTCTGGGCCAATCACCGTTGACTCCTACGGCGGCTCGGTTGAACTTGCAGACGCGCTAAACATTGGTTCAAGTGACATAACGATTACCAACGGCACGTTTGACACCAAGAACTACAACGTCACTGCTGGCTCTTTGTCATCCACCAACTCCAACGTCAGGACAATCACTCTTGGGTCAAGCACTGTAACGTTGAGTTCCCAGCTAACTTTGACCACATCCACAAACTTGACGTTTAATGCGGGAACTTCCTCCATTGTTCTTTCCGCATCTTCACCGACATTTAATGGGGGTAGCCAAACTTTTTACGCTGTTTCGTTTACGTCAACCTCGACTGCGGCAGGCTCAGATATAAACGGAACAAATACGTTTCAAAATTTGTCGTTTCCTTCACCAAGCACGGGTAGGTCAAGATACACATTTTCGGATAATCAAACAGTTACGGGGACGTTAACCTGTGCAGGCTCCTCAGTTATTGGCCGCATCTTCTTGCGCTCTGACACGGTTGGCACTCCCCGCACCTTGACCGTAGCAACGCTGTCTGCCACTGACTGCGATTTCCGTGACATCACCATTGCAGGCGCTGCCGCTGGTGGCTCTCCCACTCGCGCTGGAGATTGCGGCGGCAACACAGGCATCACGTTCCCTGTTGCTAAAACCGTATTTTGGAACTTGGCTGGAGCGCAAAACTGGTCTGCTACGGCTTGGGCTACAAGCTCTGGCGGCACCCCTGCGGCCAACAATTTTCCGTTGGCTCAAGACACTGCGGTATACGACAATACAGGCAGTGTGACGGGAACAATCACTATTAATGCTGGCTGGAACATCGGTACATTTAACGCATCAGCAAGAACCAGCGCAATGACGCTGACAACCAGTACTAACACTACTATAGCAAGTTATGGCAATTGGACATTTGGTACGGGTGTCACATCAACGAGCGCCACGGGAACAATTACCTTTGCTGGTCAAGTAACCCAAACCATTACCAGCAACGGCGTGACGTTTGGTTGCCCTATAACCGTTGACTCCAGTATAGGAACTGTTCAACTTGCAGATGCTTTGGTGCTTATAGCGGGTAGAGGTTTTACCCTGACCAGCGGTACGTTTGATGCTGTGACGTACAACTTTACGGCGGATGCGTTTACTAATGCAGCCGCTGCTACGTTAAAAATGGGTTCTGGAACGTGGACTCTTTCAGGGACGGGTAATATATGGTCGCTTTCTGTTAGTTCTGTTTTTTATAAAGGCACAGCAAACATTGTTTTGTCCGACACATCCACAAGTTCTCGGAACTTTGCAGCGGCTGGCTTTTCCTACCCAAAACTCACCATCGGCGGCGCAACCGGTATATCCACACTGACGATTACCGGTAACAATCAATTTACCGAACTTGCCAGCACTAAAACCGTAGCCCACACCATCGCCTTTGGCACAACCAGCCAGACGTTTGGTGCTTGGACAGTCACTGGCACTGTAGGCAACTTAGTCACGGTATCTGGCTCAGCAACCCTAACCATCGCGGGCGCACGGGTATCGGGTGTTGACTATCTAACCCTTGGTACAACCACAATCAGCGCCACAAGCCCCGGAGAGTTCTACAGGGGGGCCAACTCCTCTGGTGGCACTAACTCTATTGCGACCGCTGCTCCTTCCGCTACAACCCGCTATTGGGTTGGCGGCACAGGCACATGGGATGCAGCAACCACAACCAACTGGTCAGCATCTTCTGGGGGTGCTGGTGGTGCTTCTGTACCCACATCTGCGGATGCAGTGATATTTGACACAGCATCCAACGCCACGGGTTATACCGTCACCTGCACAGCTACTCAGCTTCGGTGTGCTGCATTGACCTTTGCTGCCCCTGCAACGGGTAGTGTGACATGGGCGGGTACTGCGCCACTGGCAATCCACGGCAACTTTACCCTTCCTGCGACTAACCTAACTCGGACATTTACGGGAACAATCACGCTAGCAAGTTCATCTACAGGGAAAACCATTACAACCAACGGTGTTGCGCTTGGTTCAGTTTTTATAGTTAATGGTGTTGGGTGTGGGTGGACACTAGCAAGTGCTTTAGATATTGGAACCGGCTCGTTTACTGTAACAAATGGGTCGTTTGCTACTTCAACTTTTAATTTTACAACTACTTCGTCACTTGCCGCTAATAATTCTAACTCTCGCACAGTAAATTTGGGTTCTTCAACAGTATCGCTAAGTCAGAACCTTCCTTTAGGCACAACTGAAAATGAACGTGCAGCCCTAACTTTTTCTGCGGGGACATCTCAGATAAATATGACAGGTACTGGCTCCACGTTTAGTGGCAACAACCAAACTTTTTACAATGTCAGCTACACTAACGTAGGTCAATCCACCGTAACATTCAACGGAGTAAACACATTCAATAACCTATCTTTTGCTGGCAGGACATCTGCGGGAATTGCCAATCTTAGCTTTAGCGGCAACCAAACCATCAGCGGCACTCTGACGCTCTCGGCAGGCACAGACGCCACTATGCGTAATTTCGTGCAATCCGACACTATTGGCACAACACGAACACTGACCTGTGCGGCGTTTGCTGGGACTGATGCTGACTTCCGCGACATCACGGTTGCTGGCGCTGCGGCTCCCATAAGTGGTACTCGGCTTGGCGACGGCAAAGGCAACAGCGGCATTACGTTTGGTGCAGGGGCTAACAAGTATTGGAACTTAGCTGCTGGTGGAAACTGGGGAGGGGCAATAGGTTGGGCTACGTCAAGCGGCGGCTCGCCAGCAATCAACAACTTCCCACTCGCACAAGACACTTGCCTTTTTGAAGCAACGGGTTTGACTAGCGGCAACACGGTCACAATCAACGCCAGCTACAACATCGGCACGATAAATATGTCTGCCCGTACCAGCAACTTAATGACGCTGTCACTTACTAACGCGGCTAATATATACGGCAATTGGATTAACGGCACAGGAACTACTACAAGCTCGACAGGAGCAATGACATTTGCTGGTAGGGGGAGCCAGACAATTACAAGTGCAGGGGTATCATCTACACACACTATTATTATTAACAGCCCCAGCGGGTCTGTGACATTGCAAGATGTGTTTGTAACCAATAGGAGTTTAAGCGGTGCCGTAACGCTTACATCTGGAACACTTAATACCAGTGGTTATAGCGTCAGTTTGACGGGTAGTACTGGGTCATTTTCCAGTGCCAACTCAAATACTAGAACATTAGCTATAGGGGCAAGCACTTGGACTATTGCGGGAAGTGGCACTGCTTGGACTACTTCTACCTCAACCAACCTAACCGTCACAGGCACAGGCACAATCAGCTTAACCTCTGCGTCGGGTAAAACATTTGCGGGTGGCGGCGTTTCCTACTCAGGCATTACCCTTAATCAAGGCGGCGCAGGCTCGTTGACAATCTCAGGCAACAACACTTTTTACGACATCAGCAACAGCTACAAAGCCACGGGTGCGACAACTATTAACATGGGTACAACCACTCAAACGGTGGGTGACTTTACCGCATCGGGTGAGGTTGGACGAGTTTTGTTGGTTCAAGGCACGTCATCGACCAGCCCTTGCACACTGGCTTACTCGGGCGTTGGGCAGGCTACAGCCGCCACGACTGACTACCTAAACATAACTGGCGTTCGCGCATACCCGCTGGAGACAACTTGGTATGCTGGGGCAAACTCAACCAACAACGGATCGCTTGGCTGGCTGTTTGCAGCTAATGTTTCGGCGTCTAGCATCTATTACGGCGCGGCTAACGTCACCTCAATCTTCTACGGAAGCACACCAGTATCCGCCATCTATTACGGCTCGGCCCAAGTGTTTTAACATTTGCAAAAGGCAAAGATGAAAAATCAAGTACCCCTAAGAACATTGCCAGATGGCACTGTGGAAGCTGCTCATAACACGGAAGCCGTGTGTTTTCACTGTGGCTACGACTTGGATGCGGTGGAGCTTGTTGCCGATACTTGCTCTGGGTGCGGTAAACCGCTAAACCTCAAGCAATCAGTTACTATCCAAGTAGTGACCTTACCCCCCATTTTCGGGGGTGTGATGTGATCCCTTTATTTCTTGCACCGCTGCTTTCCCAAGGGCTTACCCTACTGGGTAACGCTGTGCTTGCCAAAGGCAAAGATTGGGTGGAAGAAAAGACGGGCGTAAAGCTCGATCAGCCACTGGCAGCAGAAGATGTTCTGAAGCTTAAGCAGTACGAAATGGATCACGAAGAAGAACTTCTGCGCCTGCGTATTGAAGAAAAGAAGCTTGGCCTTGACGAACTTCAAGCCTTTGCCAACGCCATTCAGAACGAAAATAACAACATCTCGGATCGTTGGAAAGCTGACATGTCTTCGGATTCTTGGCTGTCCAAGAACATCCGCCCCATGAGTTTGATTGCTATTTTTCTTGGGTACTTCTTGTTTGCTGGCGCGTCGGCGTTTGGGCTTAACGCCAATGAATCCTACGTGTCCTTGTTGGGGCAATGGGGGATGCTGATCATGGGCGCGTACTTTGGTGGCCGCACTATTGAAAAGCTTGCTGATATGAGGGGGAAGAAATCATGAGCCTCGTCACCACCCAAGCCGAGTTCCTTCTTGACATGTGCAAGCTAATTCAGTTTGCTACCGGGCAGGGGTTTACCCTTACTGCTGGTGAACTGTATCGAACCCCCGAGCAACAAGAAATCTACATGAAGACTGGGCGTAGCCAGACCATGGATTCGTTGCATTTAAAACGCCTTGCGGTGGACTTCAACATCTTTAAGGGCGGCAAGCTCGTAGGTAGTAAAACTGTCCTTGCCCCCTTGGGGGCTTACTGGGAGACACTAAATCCGCTAAACTCTTGGGGCGGCAATGGGAAGAAGTTAGTGGACTGCCCACACTTTAGCCGTGGCCCAACAAAACCAGAATGGACGCGGGTAACCTAACATGCCACTAAAGAAGCTACTGCTCAAGCCCGGTGTTAACCGAGAGAACACGCGGTACACCAACGAAGGTGGCTGGTATGAAAGTGAAAAAATTCGTTTTCGCCAAGGTACGCCTGAGAAAATTGGTGGGTGGATGCGTATTTCTGCATTGTCTTTTCTAGGTATCTGTCGTTCTTTGTGGAACTGGGTAACTCTTGGGAATATCAATATTATCGGTGTAGGCACCAACCTTAAGTTCTATCTTTCGGTGGGCGGTGCTTACAACGATATTACACCGTACCGCGATCAATTTACGTTGGTCAACCCATTTCAAACCTACATTGGCTCTCCTATTGTGGATGTGACCGATGCCAACGGCGGCTTTATTGACGGCGATTATGTGACGTTTTACGGCGGCACAGCCGTAGGTGGGCTAACCATTTTTGGGCAGTACGAGATTACAACCACAAGTACGACCACGTACACTATTACTGCAAGTTCCAACGCTACGTCAAATGCTGTGGGCGGCGGTACTGTATACGCCCTATATCAAATCAATGTTGGCCCTGCCTTTGTAGTGCCCCTAGTAGGGTGGGGTGGTGGCTATTGGGGTGGTGGCCCTTGGGGTGTTGGTGACGCGGCTACGGACTCTATTCGCATATGGAGTCAACAGAACTACGGAGAAGATTTAATCTTTGGGCCACGTGGTGGCGCAATCTATTACTGGGATGCTAGTTCGGGGTATGCTTCGATACCGTTTTCTGCAACGGTAGCTACCCCCACAGTAATTACTGCCACCTCTACCCCCACCGTAACGTACGCTGACGGCACACCGATTCGTTTTGCGCCTGCTTCGGGGTCTACGCTACCTACGGGCATAACTCCCGGTGAACTGTATTACGTGCGCAATACTACAGGTTCTACGTTTAACATTTCGCTGACCCCTACAGGGGCGCTTATCCAAGTCACTGTTGCCGCAGTAGGCGCTGTCTATATATTGGCTGCTGGATATGCCCTAGCGGATTTCGGCACCGCAACGGACGTACCAATCCAGCAAAACTTTTTGCTTGTGTCTGACGTTAGCCGCTTTGCATTTGCTTTTGGGTGCAATGACTACGGCGCAACTACGTTTGACCCAATGTTGATTCGCTGGTCTGACCAAGAAGATGTGTACAATTGGACACCAGCAGCAACGAACCAAGCAGGTTTCTTGCGCTTATCTCGCGGCTCCGAGATTATTACGGCCACCCAAGCACGGCAAGAAATTTTGGTCTGGACGGATACAGCGCTGTATTCACTACAGTATGTAGGCGCACCCATTGTCTGGGGTTCTCAACTTGTGGGTGAAAACATCTCCATCATGGGGCAAAACGCGGTTGCCTATGCTAACGGTGTGGCTTACTGGATGGGTAAAGACAAGTTTTATAAATACGATGGCCGTACACAAACGCTTAGCTGTGACTTGCGCCGCTACGTATTTTCAGACCTTAATCCGTTGCAAGTTGCGCAGGTGTGCGGTGGCACAAACGAAGGGTTTAACGAAATCTGGTGGTTCTATTGTTCCGCAGATTCAAACGAAATTGATAAGTACGTCATATACAACTATGTAGAAGATGTTTGGTACTACGGCAATATGGCGCGTACTGCATGGCTAGATTCTGGTTTGCGCGAGTACCCACTAGCGGCTACATACTACAACAACCTTGTGGATCACGAGACCGGGTACGATGACAGCGCCACGGCTACCACGTTGCCAATTACGGCGTCTATTGTTTCTGCACAGTTTGACTTGGATGACGGCCATAATTTTATGTTTGTGTGGCGCGTCCTGCCAGACGTTACGTTTGAGGGTTCGACCGCCGCCTCGCCAAGTGCTACGATGTACTTGTTGCCGTTGAAAAACTCAGGCTCTGGGTATTCGGTCAACAGTGCTACAGATAGCAATCACTCGGTAGCCGACGAAAGTTTTGCAACCATCACACGTATTGCTACCTTGCCGGTGGAAGAATTTACAGGGCAGATTTTTACAAGAGTGCGCGGTCGTCAGATGTCTTTCAAGTTTGAGTCTACTGGCTTAGGCGTGAACTGGCAGTTGGGCTCGCCTCGGTTGGACATGCGCCCGGACGGTCGTCGATGATTGTCATTTCTGAATTTGAACTTCAGCGCATTTCCCCACCCGCGTTACCGCAGGCACCGGGGGAGTACCAACGTCCGTACCAAGATCAGTTGAACAACGTCTTGCGGTTGTACTTTATCCGGCTGCAAAGTATTGTGGGGCAGTTTGAGACTGCGGAAGGTATCATCCCCCCAACAACCGTGTACACAGTAGCAACTTTGCCAAGCGCCGTAACCTCCGGCACGTCAGCCCGTGCGTTTGTGTCTGATGCCACCGCAACCACATTTGCATCTGTTGTTGCTGGAGGGGGCGCTAACAAAGTACCTGTGTATTCAGACGGTGCAAATTGGAAAGTAGGCTAGTATGGCAGAACAAACAATGGATACCGAAAAGCAAATTACAAAAATTGCGTTGGATTTTTTTAGAAAAGAAACGGGTTCGGACAAAAAAGCCGAAGAAATGCTTGGCAGACTTGTGCTGGTTATACAAGACGAGGGCGCTAAACTTGTTCACCTTGGTAATGTATTGTTTCTTGTCATGGTTCGTGGTGAAGGCGTTGTTGAAATTCACACAATAGGCACTGAAGCACAACCTCGTATGCTGGCTGATGATTTTAAAAAACTTGCCGCCTACCTTAAAAATGTTGGAGTTAAAACTGCCTATACCTATACGCCAGATAATAGATATGGTCGTCTTGCTCAACTAACGGGGCTACCCGTCAAAAAGTTTACAGTTCAAGTCAAGGGTAAACCAATGATTGCTTACGTGATGGAATTTTGATATGCCCGCAATACCCTTTGTTTTTGCAGCCCTTGCAATAGAGGGAACTATAATTGCTGGTATTGGCGCAGCAGTGGCAGGTACTGTTGGGTTGAGTGTTGCTGCGGCGGGTGTGGGAGCTTCGCTTGCTGCGGGCACTATTTCAGCAGCCGTTGCTACTGCTATTGGTTCGGGTGTCATTTCTGCGGGATTGACAGCAATACAGGGCGGCTCACTCAGCGACACGTTTAAGAGTGCAATAACTGGCGGCGTACTTTCTTACGTGGGTGGGGCTATTGCGGGGGAAGTTACCAGCGGAATTCGTGCAGAAGCAATAATGAACGGGGATTTGTCTTTTGCTACAGCAAACTCTCTTGGTAAAGTTGCTGGCGCTATATCGAGTGGTGCGGCAACGTCCGCTATCAGTGCAGGTTTATCAGGGCGCAGCATTGGGGATGCGCTTATTAAGGGTGGTTTGACAGCAGGACTTGCTGCTGGCTCAAGTGAGTTAACCGGCGCGTTGTTGGATAAGATTGACACTGCAACAGACGGCGCGTATAAAAAGTTGCCGTCAACCATACAGGCAGGTATTAAAACGGCTATCGTAACGCAGCTTACTAATAACCCTAATCCATCTGCTGCCATCTTAAATAGTATGGTTTCTGCTTCGGGAATTGTGGCTAACGTAATGGGGTCGTTTGATCCTGACGGTAAAAAACTTAACGATACCCAGCGGGGTATTGTAACTAACGTCCTTATGGGCACAGCTACTACTGCGTTTATTGGCGCGGGTGCGTCCTCAGTGCCCGCCACCGTTGTTGATAAAGTTGCTATGGCTTTGGAGCAGGTGGTTAGTGATTCATTTACAGATGCAACTGACGCTACTGACGCCGCGTACGATGACGTGTTGCGCAACGCCAATGCCATTGATGCAAATATAGTTTCGCAAAAAGACGTAGTTGCAAAATACGACGAGTACGCTACCGACTTGCAGGCTAGAGTAGCAGAGCAAGATTCGTTGGTAGAAACATTCAATACAATACTTGCTACTGAGAAACCAATATTTGAAGACAACAAGTGGTCTTACGAAAACTACTTCGACAAGCTGAAAGCACTTGGGTATGTCGAAGAAACTTTCTCAGCGGGTTCTGAAGAAGCTTTACAGACATACACCCAGTGGGTCAAACACGCCGGTACTAGTCATCTCGAAGCCAGAACCGATATAGACAACAACACAGTTACTGTTGTTGTTCAAGATTACGACCCACGACCACCACCAACGAAAATGTCATTTGCCGATGCAGCCAATGCCGCTGTTAAAAAAATAAATGACGCAGCAAGTGCTGCCAACAACTACGTAGAAAAACTCAACGAGGATTACGCGACTACTTTCAAGCCAATTTTTGATGCCGCTACCGAACAATTAAATCAGTTAAAAGACGACAACGCCGCATTGACCGGTGATTACGAAACGGCAATGCAGGAGTTTACCGACGCTACTACAAGTTTGACGGCTGCGCTTGACCCAATCTACACAGCGAGTAGTCGCGCAATTGTTGACGCAATGAATCCGGGGTTTAACGCTGAAGAGTACAAACAAATAAATGGTCTTGCCCCAGAGGTTGATGCATACGAGCATTTCCTTAGCGAAGGGCAGGCAAGAGGTTTACCAATTAACGCAGGACAAACGCAAGGTGCAGATGATTCTGCACCCGAGCCGGAGCCTATCCCTGTCCCGGTTATTGAGCCTACCCCCGTCCCCACCCCCGAGCCGGAGCCTATCCCCGAAACAGTAAAACGCCCCAATAGATGGGCTCTCCTTGCCGCTGCCGAAAAAGCAAGAGCAGCAGCAGCAGCAGCAGCCAAGCCTACTCCCGAGCCCGAGCCTACCCCTGTCCCGGTTACTAAACCTGCCCCCGAGCCTGAGCCTGCCCCTGAGCCCGAGTACGTTGCCCCTGAACCGGAGTACGTTGCCCCTGAACCGGAGTACGTTGCCCCTGAGCCAGAATACGTTGCCCCTGAGCCAGAATACGTTGCCCCTGAGCCAGAGTACGTTGCCCCTGAGCCAGAGTACGTTGCCCCTG